AATGTTTACAAATGGAAGGTTGACAACTATGTACAGTAGTTGTATAATGATAATGATAATAGAGAAAGGAGACTTGAGTATGATTGACATGAATGTGGTGTATGAACTTATAGCAGAGGCAAAAAAGAAAGGAATTGCAAAGCGTCTCAACTATTTCGGTCTTAGTTACTACGCAACAGACCACTATGACCACACTTCGGTTAGGGTTTTTGAAGCGGGTACAACTTGCGAAGTGTACAGCAACAAATTCTAAGGGGGTTATGTGATGATTAAGTTCACTGATAAGATGCTCTGGGCATTGAGCACACGGGGGCGGTATGTTGCGGCCCGTAGGCTGTACACCTACAGCCCCGATGAAAAGATAGTTCATGTGTGGGAACGTAATGTGGAGCTTGGAGACTTTGAAGAAGTGGTGCGTCAGCGGTATGACGTTGAGGCACACATTGCTATGAGGGGTGCAAGGTATGATTCAATATATCAAGCCTAGTTGTTGGGAGTGGATTTTGGCAGAGCTGAGACGCAAGAAAGAGGGCATGAACAGCCGGTGCATCTGGGGCGGCTACCGTTACTATACAAGCGAAGTGTATGAATGCACCGGCGTCTACAGATGTCCAGAGAGCCAAGAGCCAAATCCCAACTTTGACGAAGTTGTAGCATACTATGGAGAGGATGAGTTTTAATGCTGTTGTTCTTATATGAATACTCTTGGACAGACGCCGATAAAGCAGTGAGCACGATTCCGACAGACAGTCACGGCGGTAAGGTTGGCGTGAGGATGCTGGGCAAGGTTATGAAGATTGACAACGCGGAGAAGGTCGCCCGGATGTATGACAGTCTGGTTCGCCACCATTGCGCCCCGTCTGTACATCATTGTAAGGCGGGTATCCGCTTGAACTACTTTGAGAGTTTATAGAGGTGACAGTATGAGAACATGGAAGAGTTACCGTTACAATCTCAGAGCAGAGGACGAAGACAAGATAGCAAAGTTGCACCGGCACTTCTGCGAAATCAATGAAATCATTACTATGGTTTTCTACTGGGTGTTTGGTTTCGTGGCTTTGGTTTTCCTTATCTGGATAACAAGTAATGATTTGTGGGGGGTCATTCTATGAAGAAAGCATTAACCGATACGGGGCGTGTTAAGAAAGCCGATGAAGCAGGCGCGACGAAGCGCAAGAGCAGTGGCAAGAAGGGCGGCAAAGCCGCCCCTTCTTCCGTATCTGCACCCAAGGCGCAGAAGACGAAGAGCAAGCCGAAGAAACCACGCAAGCAGGGTGGCAAGGGTCGCCCTTATCAGGTTCACGACTGGCCCACCTACGCACCGGGCAACAAGCCCCCGCGCAGTTACTCCGACGAAGAGTTAAAGAACATCGTGAAGAAAGCCGCCAAGGCGGCAAATACCCGTATTCGCACCCTTGAGAAGAAGGGGCTTGCAGATAAAGCCCCGGCTTACAAGTGGATGAAATACAAGACGGGGGAAGAGAAACCCCGCTTTAAGGAAGGTATTGCCAAGCTGTCCCGGGAAGAGCTGGAAAAAGAGTTTATCCGACTCCGGGAGTTCATGATTAAGAAGACTTCGACCGTTACCGGCTATCGTGAGGCGGTCGAGAAGAACGTACAGCGGGCGCGTGATATGGGTTTCACAGGGACTCCCGAAGAGCTGGGCGCACTGTTCACGAAGTATATGACAGAGAAAAATGAAGCGTTGTTTGGGTCAGATATTATCTATCAAGCAATCGTTACGAACAGGGGCGACAACTTGCAAGAGGTGGCGCGGGAATTTCAAGCGCGGGTTGATAAGGACAGACAACGCGGGGCAATGCTTCTTGAATTATTACGAAAAAAGCGGGGAAAATGATAATGCGCCTCAGTCAAGATGTAATGACATACGAAGCACTAGACGAAGCATTGCCGCTTCTGGATTATAAGCCGACGACGGTTTTCCAGAGGGGCAAGCACGTCGAGTATATTGATGTCACTTGCACGTTTGATATTGAGACGACGAACAGCGACGAAGACGGATTTGCATACAGCTTTCAGACGTGTATCGGCGGACTGGTCGTAGTTCCCCGCTATTTTGAAGACTGGGCAGAGCTGATAGAAACGCTCTGCGATAAGTGGCGCGTGACAGAGAAGCGCAAGCTTATAATCTATGTTCACAATCTGGGGTATGAGTTCACATATCTCATCCAACTTTTAACGCTCCGCTGGGGCGATTGCAAAGCCCTTTACACGAAGAGCCGCAAACCCCTTACCCTTGAGTTTTCGAATGGTATCGAGTTTCGGGATTCTCTCAAGCTCTTCCAAAAGTCTCTTGCAAGAGCCACAGAAGGATGCAAGCACGAAAAGCTGAAAGATGATTTGGATTATACCGTATATCGCACCCCAGACACACCCCTTGATGATAAAGAGTTCGCTTATTGTGTAAACGATGTTTTGGGCCTGTATGAGGCCATTGAACGGATGAAGAAAGAGCATGGCTTTAATGCGGCTACCCTGCCGCTGTCAAATACCGCTCTTGTCAAGCAGGAAGTCAACAAGACAGTCAATAAAGATAAGGGCTTTGACCCTATCCGAAAAGCGTTGACGCTCACGAAGTCCCAAACATACCTTGCATATAAAGCAATGGCAGGCGGCGATACCCACGGGGCAAGATGGAAAGCAGGGTACACGTTCACCAACTGTAATTCCTACGACTTCAAGAGCGCCCACCCGTCGCAACAATTATTGTGGAAGTTTCCGTCCGGCCAGCCTATCGACCTACCGGAGAACACCCCCGAAGAGGACATGAACGCCATTATAGACAATGGTATGGGATGGGTGGGACAGGTGGCCGTGAGCGGCCTGCACATTAAAGACGAGTGCCCAGACCCTTGCATTAGTGTTAGTAAATGCATAAACACAGAGGTGATAACAGACAGTGACAACGGGCGAGTTCTGGACACAGCCGGGACGCTGATTTTTTTCTGTGATTCAAACGACTGGCAGAGAATCCGGGATGGGTATGAATACGAAGAAATGACGGCATTAGATTCTTTTGCTTTCCGGCTGTCCTATCTGCCCGACTCTTTCCGAATGGCGATTTTCGAGAAGTTCAAAATCAAAGAAACCATGAAAGGTAGCCCCGAATATATGTTCTCCAAAATCTGCGTGAACACCATATACGGCGCAACAGCACAGAAGCAAATCCGGGATGAGTATACCGCCGATATAGGCGAAACGATAGACTTTGAAAAACTGGGCTGGGAAAAGAATCTTGAAGACATGGACGATAAAGAAGTGGAGAAAGCCCAGAACAAAAAGAACACGTTCCCCTTCCTTTGGGGTCTGTGGACAGCCAGTCTTACCCGGTTAAAGCTTTGGCGTTTGCTAAAGATTGTGGGCTGGGATAAGGTCATATACTGGGATACTGATTCCTGCAAATTTGAAGGGGCGAAAGTTCCAGCAGTTGAAGAGTATAACAGGGAGATACAAGAGCAGTGCAAAAAGCGCGGCGTGGTCGTCGATAAGGCAGACGGCGAAAAGGTATATATAGGCGTCGCAGAGGATGAGCACCCCGCCGCAGATTTTGGATATAAAGAGTTTCGCTTTCTTCATGCGAAGTGCTACGCCGTACGGACGTGTGAGGGTAAGCTAGAAAGCACCATTGCAGGCGTCGGCAAAAAAGAGGGTGTTGCCGCCCTCAAAGATGATATTGAAAACCTCACCGATATGTTAGTGATAGAAGACGCGGGCGGGCTTACGCTCACTTATCACGACGCTCCCGCCCACGTTCGCACCGATTTTGCAAAGCCCACCATGTCGGCGTCTTGGGTGGTCATGACCCCGCGCCGGTATGAGGTCAAAGGCGTTACACCCGAAGACATTGACATAGAAAGACTGGGATAAAGAAAAGCCCCCGCCAAAGCGGGGGCTTTTTTGTTGTTAGAGGCTTTCGGGTTTGCTGGCGTCGTTCTGATACAGCAGAATATAGAAGGGAGATTCAGGAGTAAAGGTGGGATTGAGCGTCACCCGAAGAGTCGGCATCATGTTATAAGCCGCGCCCCAGTTGTTATAGCTGGCCTTGATGTTCGTCCTGTTAACCTCTGTGCCGTCCGGCTTGAAAATACGAACTGTGCCGCCCTCTCCGTATGCCAGAGAGAAGGGGGAAGTATTCGGGTTTTTGCGGAGTCCGTTACCAGCCGGGAAGACTCCGAACAGCTCCAAAGTGCCGTCTTCCTGTTTGTTCACGGCGGCGAACATTGCAACGCACTTCGTTCTCTGGTAGCTGTCTGCCCACTGGTCAACCTTCTTGTTGATGAGTTCATCCTGTGCGGCCTGTCCGGTGGTATAGGTGGCAGTATCGACTTTTGCGGAAAGTCCGTTGTCAACATATACCTTGGTGGCGTAGCCCGACACGTCCGGAATGTCGGTCTTGTTGGCCTTGTCAGTCTGTAAGCTGGCAATGTCTCCGGCGTGCTCAGTAAGCTCCCCTTCCATAGAGGCGACGCACTGGGTGATAGTCTGGGTGGGGTGCGCAGTCTTCCAGTCGCCCACAATGTCGTCCTGCCGCTTCTGGTCGGCGGCGAATTCCTGCTTGGTCACATGGTCAGCGCTTGCGGCTTTAAGGGCCGTAATTTCTCCGTCCTGTGCCGCGTCTTTGGCGTCGATACGCGCAATGGTTTTTGCGTACTCCTTCGGGTCGATGAGTTCAAGGTGCTCCACCTTGTCGTCAACGGCGGCGATTGCGGCATCAAGGGCGGCGTCCTTGGCTTTGAGGTCTGCGATGGACTGGGTGTGTCCGTCGGTCGTAGTCTCAAGGGCAGAGATACGGCGCTCATGGTCGGACAGTTCGTCAGAGTGCCGGGCCAGCTCCTGCGCGTTTGCCGCGATAAGCTTACCGTTTGCCAGCTCTGCCGCTTTAGCGCGGTTCGTCTCAGCGGTCAGTGCGGTATTGGTGGCGTCGGTCTTGGTATCGAGAGCGTCAAGCCGCCCTTCGGCAGTCGTGGCGCGTCCTTCCAGAGCGTCAAGCCGTCCGTCCTGCTCCACGTCCTTCTGCTGAATGTGGGCAATGGCGTCCGCGTTCTGGGCAATTTTGGCCTCATCTTCGGTGAGGTCTGCCCGGAGTCCGTCGGTGACAGAGGTGAGCCGTTCGATAGCCGTATGGTTGTCGGTGACTTCCTTATGCAGAACGGTCAGCTGTGCGGCATGGTCTTTGAGCTGTTCCGCGTGTTTCGCCAGCTCCTTGGAATTGACGGCGATGTTGGCGGCGTTGTCCTGAATGTTCGTGGTGTTGCGGGCGATGTCCTGCGTGTTCTGGGTGATAGTTGCGGCCTGTGCATCGTTGACCGTCTCGATGGCAGAAATCTGTGCATCCTGCTCCCGGTCTTTCGCCTGAATGGCAGAGATGTCAGTGTCGTTGGAAGTGATTTGACGCTGAAGGTCAGCGTCCTTCGCTTCGAGTGCGGCGATGTCCTTCACGGTCTGAGCCTGACCGGCCTGAAGGTCAGAGATAGCCGCGTCGGCGTTGTCCACGCGCTCTGCGAGAGCGTCCACCCGGGCGACAGTGGACGCGACAGAGTTCTTCATCTCTGCGTTATCCTTTTCATACTGGGTGATTTTATCCCGGAACTCCTTGTTATCAGACGCAAACCCCGTCACCTGCTGGGACAGGTCTTTCACCTGATTTTTGTACTCTTCGACCTGTGCATTATATGCACCGGTCAGCGCCCAGTACCGCTCATTCTTGATGTCAATGCCGGGCGGCACAGGACACTTCGAAGTGTAGGACTCACCCTTATAGGTGACGATAGTCAGGGACTCGTATCCCCGTTCTGTGTCCCACTCGATGGGGTCAGCGAACTTCGGGACGTACCGCGCACCAACGTACATCGACGGCCCACAGCCCGGGGGCGGGGGCGGCGTCGGACGCGGCGGGCGCGGGGGGCAACAGGGGTCAGGACGGCAGGGATGACACTCACCGCCCGGCGCGTAAGGCGCGGGTTCGATGGGAAACGGATGACAATTCTTATCATGTGCCATATTGATAAAGCTCCTTCCTTAGTAATACTTGATGATGAGGTGGCCGTACTCCGGTTCAGTGATGTCAGCACCGGTATCGAAGGTGAGCCACTTCCAGTTAGCGGGGACATAGGCGCAGAAGCGCCCGGAGTCGGTCAGCCCGAACCACACGAAATGCACCATTTCGTTGACCATTGCAGGAAGGTTCTTGTCTGCCCACTCGATGAACCGCCCGTCTTCAAAGTCCCCGTTGTTAAGACGGTCGTTAATACAGTGCTGTGCATCGGTCAGGGCTTTCGTGGCCTGATTCAGAGCGGCAATATTGCCGCTGTTCGAGTCCAGCCCTTTCGAGAGCTGTTCAACGAACGCCTGCAAGCTCTGAATCTGGCCCACCATCCACCGAAGGTCATATTGGAAGGGGTCGCCCGGAGTGGCGAACGGGGGATACATATTGCAGTTCATTACTTCTCCTTTCTGCCGATGAGGCTTTCAAGATAGTTGTCGGCGGCAATAGCCTCTTTAGTGAAACTGTTGTTCTCCCACCATGCCCAGATAGCCGCGCCCACGGTCATACCGGTAGAAATGAGCTGTTCAAGCTGTGCATCATCCACGGGAATGGGGCTGTGTCCGGTAGCGGAAAGAATCTGGTTTGCAAGAGCCAGAATCAGTACGGCGGTACGGGTCATAGTAGCAACCTTAATTTTATTCATGTGTTCACCCCCTTTCTGAGATACTGAACTTCACGTTCAAGGTCTTCTATTCTGTGGTTTGCAACTTTAAGTTGCTCTTCCATCACAGGAACTCTCGAAATCAGGGTATTGTGCTCCCTGACTTCCCGTGTAAGTTCGTCCAGCTTGGTATCGGTGACGGCCTGAGATTTGCTGTTGGCAATGAGCACACCCGTCAAGGTGATGATTCCTGTTATTACGGCGGCTATCACTTCATTCATATTCTAGCACCCCCGTCAATAACAGTCAAGGCAGAAAGCACGATGGAAGTCGTCAGCGATTTTAACATAAATATCGAACAGAACAACGGCCCTTTCTGCTTCAATCATCTGTTGGGTAGTCGTGACGCCGATGTTGCCCGACTTGCTGTATTCATGAGTCACGGTGACGGTGGTGTTCTCCTTTCCCGTCTCAAGAGATACGGCGTGTTCGTTGTGCTTGTTGTCCTTCAAAGACTCGTCCCGGGTGCGGTCGTCGTACTGGTTTTTCTTGACGCTCCCGCCCTTGGTAGTTCCCTTGTCGGCGTGCTGGTCTTTCGAAATGCTTTCCGCGTGGGTATCGTCAACTGTGCCGTCAGACGCCGCCGAATGGGTATCACCGTGGGTATCAGATGTGGACAAATCACGGGAAGTTTCGAAAGCGTGGTTTTTGGTGTTTTGGGTCGTGTCTTGGTCAGTGGTCACGCCCTGCGTGAAGTCGGTGTTCTGGGTCGTGTCTTCGTGTTCTGTCCAGTTGGTTTTTCTGGTTTCGTCCGAATGGCCTTTCTCATCGGTGACGGTATGGCTGGCGTTGTCCGGCTGATAGGTGGCCTCATTTTCAGCAGACAGTTTGTTTTCGGTATCGCTGACGGTGTTTTTGGTCGTGTCGATTGTGTCCGTCATGGTTTCGTCGTGCTTCGTGTCCCGTGTCCCCACAACACCAGTATGAGAAGTAGTATCCACCTGACTGTCAAGCGTACCCACAATATCTTCGGTGAAGTCCCGGGTCTTCTCGCCCTCTGCCGTCGAAAGGTTTTTGTCGTGATAATGTCCGTCTTCCTTGTTCCACCCGTCATGAACGGTTTTGCTGTGCTGGGTGGCGTCGTCGGTTTTCCAGCCGTTGGCGGCAGTGTCTTCATGATAAGCACCGTCCTCAGTGTTCCACCCGCCTTTTGTGCTGTTGGCAGTGGCGGTATCTGTTGCCCCGCCGTGGCTGTGGGCGTCGCTCTGAGTGCTGGTATCCCGGTCGGTGGTCGTGGTATCTGTGCTTCGCTCACTCATCTCAGTGTTCCAAATGGGATTATAGAAAAGCTGTGTGGTAGCATACAGTTTTGCCCAGATGGGACAGAGCCGTTTTGACCACCAGTAAAGCTCACCCTTCATATAAAAGGGGTCGGGGTGGTACAGTGGGGCGAGTCCATGCAAGTGGCGAATAGTCGAAATCGCTTGCATTTTATCCAGCCCCACGGGCAACACCATGTTTGCAAAAAGGTCGGGGTCGTACATCAACAGCGCTTCAAGGTTTGCACCGCTGTCCAGCTCATTCACCAGTGTTCCGTAATAAACCGGCATTGTCTTCACTCCCTTCTGTGTCCTGCTTCGGTTCGTTAATTTTGAAAGTAATGTTCAGGCCGTACATTTTGTTCACTTCATCAAGGGACTTTTCAAGGCAAATTCTCCATACTTCCCGGCGGTTGAATGTCTCAGCGTCCGCGCTTTCGCTTTCGTTGACGTTCATCCGCTCCTTCTTGTCGGGCTGGACTTTGATGCCAAGTTCCCGGTAGAAGTCCATAAGAATGGTTCTTCTGAACTCCATGAGTTCGGGAAGGATAAAGTTCTTCGACAAGTCACGGTCAATTTGCATGATGGGCAGTTCATAAGTGCCACCCTCTCCCGTCTTGCCGTCAATGGGCCGCTTCAAATCGGGATTGAGAATGATTGCGGGTTCACCGTTTGCCAGCCGTTGAAACATTGCTTCAAGGCTCTTCTTCTGTTTGTCGTCCTTGGCAAAAGCGCCGTACGCAAACCGGGCATTCAAGGCGCTCTGCCGAATAGCAACTTCTGCGTGTTGCATCTCAACTGCATACTTGGTGATAATATCCCAGATACCCCGATAGTCGGGGGTGAGCTTGATAACGCCGCACTCCGTACCGATTTCAAGGGGGCGGTTGAACTGGAAGAACTGGGTTGAAATGGTCATTGCGCGGGGCTGATACTGCAAGCCAAACCCAGAAGGATACCCCGGTTGAACCACCATGCCGTATTTTTTTGTGTTGAACACTACCGCGTACCCCATTCGGAACAGCTGGTACATGAATGCATCATAGTCCCAGCCGATTTGTCCGGGCGCGGCCTCTGGCAGGCCATTAAACTCGATGATGGAGCGGCATCTCTGGAAGAAGGAACGCTCCCAGTAATTGAGGGCGTCGGTGGAAAAGCTTTTGATGAATGTTCCACATGGAACACCACCGTCAAAGAATCCGTTATAACACTGATACATTTATAAATCACCTCTTATTCAATAAATACGCCTGCGTCCATACACCGGTTGATATATGCAATTTCGTCGGGCATTGCGCCCACGGGCTGACAGCTAAAATCGCGGGTTTTGCAATATCCTTCAACGGGGGTCGCTACCCTCATGACCGGATACCCATACAACCCCTGATAACCCGGGTCATCAATCGGCGGATAATAAAGCAGAGTAAGCTTTGCTTTCAGCGGTAAATACACCTGAGAAGCACCGGTAAGGCTTCCCACGCTCTGCGTGATGGGCTGAATGGCCTGCGACGCGGCTTGACCGACTGCGCCGCCTACTGCTCCATCGGTGAATGCTCCACCCAAAGCAGACATTCCGGCGACAGCCGCACCGGCGAAGAGTCCCCCGCCGAAGGTCATAGCCGCACCAACTGCCGTTACTGCCGCGCCCAGTCCCTTCCCGGGGTCAAAGTTGCTTGACCCGATACCATAGGGGCTAGAAATGTTTGTACTACCGGTGTATACGGTATAGTCTCCGGCCTGTATTTTGACCGAAACACCGCCGTCAATAAAAGAGAATGCCGTTATCACGGTCACGCTTGCCGCGTCGTTGCACTGGTCAACCGGGATACCCACAACGCCGATGAAAGGAACGTACAACTGAATCTGACAGTTCATCCGTTTCCAGTCCTCAGCAGGCCACGGGATGGGAATATTGACAACGTGAACTTTGTTACTGTTCGCACTCACGACGGGGGCTGTGATACCTGTATCAAACTGCCCTAGCGTAATTAAGCCGCCACCTGTTCCCACCAAGCCATCGTCTACCGGTATCCAGATGCAGGAGCGTATATTTTCCGTTGCGTTGCCGCCGAAAAGTAAGTTGTTCATGAACTGGGGAAGAGCTACTTCCCATTTGACCATAGCCGCCGTTTCTGCAAGCCACGTTGTGGACAACACCTTAAGCAGAGTTGCAAGCTGTGTTCTACTTAAAGCATACGCCTGTAAGCCGTTTTTGCCAACTACTGAAAGAACGTAACAACCGGACGCCGAAATTGTGCCGGGACAGGTATCAACCTCACTGCTGGAAACAGTGGGTTTTCTTGCGACATTCTGCCGGGCGTCCTGTAAGCGGAATTGTGCGCCGCTTGCGTCACTGTTGAAACCGTACTCGATAAACGCCTTAGTTTTCAGAATTGTATCCCGGTATGTTGCAAGCGGGTCAATGGACAGACTGATTTGCCAGATGTTCGCCCGAAGTGTGCTTATATCAGTAATCCAATAAAAAGTTTTCGTTTCTTCACACTGACAATAATTCCACTGAGGCGAGATATTTATTGAGTTGATTGTACAATAAATTACGGGGTGCTCCATTGAGGTGGGTTTCTTAAAATCGCACCGCTCTTCGTCTTTCAGAATGCTATAATCGAATGCTTTCGTGGAGTTGATTTTCTTCTCCACGTTCCCGAAGTGAAAATGATACCCATGCTCAACACTGGGGGCGGGAACAGCTCCATTGAATGTGCCTGCCATTATATCACCTCTTTCTATAAAATAAGCCCCGCCCCAGAGGGGGCGGGGCGTTCAGTCGTTACGGGCCGGGGTTCACCGGGTCGGCCATATAATAAAGGATGGCGTTTTCCGTGGGGTCGAGAGTGTAGTTCATCTTCCAGTGATGTTCAATGTTCCAGTACTCGCCACGGGTGTTAAAGGGAGTCGTCCACACGTTATCTTTGAAGTAGGTCGTCGCCATCGCACGTTTATCGTACAGCAGGCCCACCACATAGTCGAGCTGAACGGGCTTACCCTGCTCCGCCTCTGCGGTGGTCACGTTGAACTGAGCGGGGATAATGTTGATAGCAGAACGATTGTTGATGTTCTGCCAGAACGTGACGCCCTCATAGTTGCCGAAGGACAGATAGCCCGGGCCGAAGATAGCGGGATAAACCCACGCTTTTGCATCGTTAATAAGGGGCTGGTACAGCAGAAGTTTCTGTTCACTCTTGGGAGTGTGCCGGAACAGATGCAGGGTGTTCCCCTTGTCATCGGTGCAAAGGGGCGTCAGGTGGAACAGTTCAGTGGACTCTTCCAGAAGCGCCGTGTCCGTTTCCAGACGACTCACAAAGAAGGAAAGAAACTCCTGCAAATGGGTGGTCAGAAGTTCGTGAGTCGTATAAGCGGTATTCCGGGCCTCGTTGAAAGCCTCAGTAAGGTTCACTTTACTGCCCGGTTTGCCGGGGTTGTAGATAGCGCCCATATAGTTCATGACACACAGGCGGTTTTCCATCTCCTTCCACCGGGCAACGTCGTTCTGAATCTCAACAGTCATACCCTGCATGAAAGTGGAGAACTCAGACTCAGACTGAAATGCCGTGTTAAGCCGGTCAAGGAATCGGGTGTACGTCTGGTTCAGCGTCTTCTGGTCGCCGTACCACATTTCAAGGGGGTAACGCTTCTTGATTTTGTACATATCAAGGCTGTTACCGTCCACCAGAGTGTCGGGGTTCTGCTGGGTGTTGACGAAGTCAGTCTGTTCGAACTCGCCCGCAAAGAAGGCGATTTTCCGCATATACAACCCCCAGTCCTGCTTGCTCATTTCGATGGAAGTGAATCGGCCCGTGTATGCACGACTTGTAATAACGGTACGGGCCACCATGTTGGAAAGGGCTTGCAGCGTCCCCTCTTTGCTGGTCGAAAGACACATCTGCCCGACGTTAATGAAAGACGAAGTGTCCACGGCGGTGATAGTCCGCTGGCCCGTGACGTCCTGCAAGACGGCATTGACGATGGTATAAACGTCCTTCGGACGGAACACGTCAGCCTTTGCAAGGGTGGGCATATTGTTCTTCGATTTTGCCACGGTTTACACCCCCTTCGAGAAGTCCGGCGCGGCGTCCGGTGTTGCGGGCGTAATAGCCGCCCTGATGATGTCATCAACCGACACGGCGTCGGCGGTATTGTCGCTCAGACTCCCCGCAGTGGGGGTCGCCAGAGTGTCCAGCCGCGCGGTGAGTGCGGCGATACTCTGGGCCATAGCGCCCCAGTCCGGTGCAGACGGGGCGGCAGGCGAACTGGCAGAAGCAGTAACATTTGTTGCAACGTCACCGGGCAAGGGGGGCGCACCCGTCAGCGGTGCGGCCTTGGGAGTCGTGGGGGCGGGTGCGGTGTTACTGCCCAGCAGGGCGGCTATGTCAGCCTTGGAGTAACCAGCACGAGCCAGCATAAGAACGTCATCGAGTTTCATTTAATAAGCTCCTTTCCAACGGCTCTTGCCGTTTCTGACATCCACATGAGTGAATGTATGATAGATTCCGATACCCCCAGACGCTCCCAAGAAGCACTCTGCATACTGGGCTATTTTCTCCGGGCTGACACCTTTAATCCAGATGTCAGCCGCCTTGCCTTCGCAATGCTGAGACTTCGGAGAAGCGTTTTTGATAGTTCGGTTATACTCCTTGGAACGGTATCCGCTGTTAATGTGTACCGGCTTGCCGGTCAGGCGTCGAATGTTTTCTAAGAGGGCAACCAAACGGGGGTCGATGATGACCGTATCACAGGGGTCTTTCCTGCTGTGAAACTCCTTCACTTTGAAGTGAGGGGAAACGGACGTGTTTGCATCTGTCCTATATGAATACGAAAGCATTTGCTTCGCTCCTTTCTATGATACGGGGGTATGCAAGATAAGAATGCAACTCCACGCCCTTCCGGGGCGCTTATCTTTTGGAGTCCCCCGCACCTTTATAATAGCACTTACTCTTCCTTCATGTCAAGATAGTCTCTTATTTTGATAAGGGCCGGAACATCGGCACACCAAACTTGACCCAAAACAAACATCAAACCGAAGTAAGGATGAGCCAGCCGGAAAGTATTCCGTCCGGCCTGTGTATCCGGGTAGACTTCATGAGACTGGTGAGGAGAACTGCAAAGGTAATAGTGTGCATCATCGTATTTGTAACAATACAAATCCCCTACTTTGAACTCAGGTTTCATACCGCGCAAACTCATCGGATGGACGGCTTCAAGATTGTTGTAACTGAATTTGTTTTCCATTGCCATCTGGTAGAACTTTGAATCTTTGTTTTTCATCATGTGCTTCATGAACGCTGTTTGAGCGCGTTTCTCACTGACTCGCTGAGACTTCGGCATACAGAGGAAAACGCCGCTATCTGTAAGCGTCCACTCCTTGCCCGTCCTTGCCATTTTCGCAATCTCATCCACAACGCCCAGCTCAACCAACACGGGTGACGTAATGTCAAAGGCGTTTGCAAGTAGCCACATTCTCAGCGGGGGTTTGCCTTCAAGTTCTCTGTTGCCGTTTATGGTAACATAGGCATTCAAAAGGGCGTCGCCCTCTGCCTTGCGTTTCACAACGATTTTCTCCGGGATGAACTCATCATACACAACATCGTGAAAAGCAGAGCCATTGAAACCGCGGATGTTCGCAATACTGGGAAGGGTCATCCCGATTCCGTATTTCTTGATACAGTCTTTGGGCTTTCCGTCTTCATACTCATACTGTCCGATAGTGTATGTCACTTTGCCGCTCTTCACAATGTCCACGTCAAATCCTTCATTCTTGAGGGGTAAGAAGGGGTTTAATTGCGGGTCAGATGTGATAGCGTCAAACTCTGTGGTGGTGCGACGCAGATACAAAAATGGCTTGTCATTTGTCAGCTCATACAACAGTGTGCCGTAGGTTTTGCCCACCTGTCTTTTACCTATTATAATGTTACACCAAGCCCCTAACGCAGAAACGGCTGGGATGTTCACCCAGCCGTCATTTGTATAGAGGTCTAGCGTAACTTCTCCGTTACGCTTTCCCATTGTCACACCTCATGCCGGGTTTTCCAGTCCACCGGGTCGCCTGCCTGTGTGGCGTGGTGAATAACGGCCTGTGCGATTCTGTCCTCATCGGCACTGTCCAGCCGCACCCCAACAGCGTCCACCCAACGGTTGCTCTTGTTGCTCTTGTTCTGCGGGGGGCTGACGAACGCGCCGTTCTTGCCGTCGATAACCTTCATGTTGTACAGGGCAAGGCCGGGAAGGTTGAGGGTGAATGCAATCACCTTGTCACTAAGGAAACGACAGCCGCTGACGGTCGCCCCCTTAATGTTCAGCTTGGGGCGGTCGTCATACTCAGGGGCGGCAACGGTCGAACGATTCTTGTTGAAAGTCGCCATAACATAATCTCCTTATTACAGTTTCTGGGCGGCGTGAATCACGTCCAGCTTGTCGATGATAGTATACAGCAGTTCGTTTGTTTTGGCCTGTGCGTTGAACATCTTCGTCAGAAGGTCAACGATTGCGGCCAGTTTGTTATTGATGTCCTGCATGGTCTTGCACCCCCTTATCCGAAAATCCAACGACTGAGGAACTGCTTCCCCACGGGGTCGGCGTTTGCGGGGTACAGCGCAGAGGGCTTGAGGTGGTCGTTGTACACGGTGGCGATGAGATGGTTCTGAGCTTTAAGCTCTGCTTCCATCTGGGTCATGGTCTTGTTTTCGTGACAACAGGGATTCCACGCGGGACTATACGGAAAGCCGTGTCTTGCGCCCTCTTCGAACGCCGTGATTGGAACGGGGTCAAAGCGGCCCACACCAGACACGATGTTCGAAAGGTTTTCGTCCTTGTCGTACACCAGCCCATAGATGTTCTGGGCCGCGTCCTCATAGAACAGGACATAGGACACGTTTGCCGGAACACAGCAACCGGCAGCACAGGTATCAGGCATTGCTTACCTCTTCTTTCTGGGCGGCATCCGACTCTTCGTCGTCCGGTTTCTCGCCCGTCTCTTCAAGCTGGCTGTGCAAGTCGTTCCATGCGAAGTCAGCAGGAACGGCGGCGCACATCTCAGAAAGGATGTTCGGATAGGTCACATCGAGAGCGTCCATCTCAAAGACTTTCGTCCCGGCCTTGCTGGCTACGACTTTGAACCCGTCCAGCTTGGCGCACTCCGTACAGGAGCGAATGTTGTGCGCTTCGATGAAGAGAAGGTCAAAAACCTTCTTGGCCTTAACAGCGGTGAGCAGGACATACTTGATAGAACATTTCATGAGGTCTTATCTCCTTTGTAGTAGTGGGTGGATGTTCGGTATTTGAAACGCTGTTGTGTTTCATGGTCTTATTATACTCTACTCAAGGCCGTTTGACAACAGTTTTGACCGGCTTATTTGTAAACATTTTATGAACACTTTGCATCCCTGTTGGTGTACCACCTTGCATCCCTGTTGGTGTACAACGTTGTATACATCATGCCCGTGTCGAGAAATGGGGGAAAAAATAGTTAAAACTTTTTAACGGCTGTCTCTTATACACATCTGACGCTGCCGACGAGCGATCTAGTGTAGATCT